AATCCGAGGTGGTGGTGGGAGCAATCTCACCACCTTTTTGATAGAAAGGACAATCTCATGAAAACACTCAGTATTGATATTGAGACCTACAGCGATGAGCCTCTTCAGAAGACCGGTGTCTATCGTTATGTAGAGTCTCCCAATTTTGAAATCTTACTCTTTGCCTACAGTGTAGATAGCCAGCCCGTTCAGATCATCGACCTCGCCTGTGGAGAACAGATTCCGAAAGAGATCCTTCTTGCCTTGGAGGATGAAACAGTCATCAAGTGGGCCTTCAACGCCACCTTTGAACGTATCTGCCTCTCTCGCTTCTTAGGCTATCCGACCGGAGAATATCTGGAGCCGGAAAGCTGGCGCTGCTCCATGATATGGGCCGCCACGATGGGACTCCCACTCTCCCTGGAAGGTGTCGGTGCTGTTCTAGGTCTGGAAAAACAGAAGCTCTCAGAAGGCAAAGACCTCATCAAATACTTCTGCCAGCCCTGTGCTCCCACGAAAACCAATGGACAGCGCACAAGAAATCGTCCATTCCACGCTCCGGACAAGTGGGCCATGTTCAAGAAATATAATATCCGTGATGTGGAGACCGAAATGGGCATCCAGCAAAGGCTTGCAAAGTTCCCGGTGCCAGCTCAGGTCTGGGATGAATACCATATGGATCAAGAAATTAACGACCGTGGTGTACGTTTGGACATGGAACTTGTTGCAGCTGCCATCGAAATGGATACTCGCTCCAGAACGGAATTGACTGAAACCATGAAGGAAATTACCGAGCTTGAGAATCCTAACTCCGTCCAGCAGATGAAGGCTTGGCTTTCTGACAATGGTTTGGAAACAGATACCCTTGGCAAGAAAGCTGTGACAGAGCTCCTAAAGTCAGCTTCTCCGAAGCTCTCACAGGTCCTCAGCTTAAGGCAGCAGCTGGCCAAGTCCTCTGTCCGTAAGTATCAGGCGATGGAAAAGACTGTTTGCGCAGATGGTCGTGCCCGTGGCATGTTCCAATTTTACGGAGCCAATCGAACCGGAAGATTCTCCGGTCGTAACATTCAGCTGCAAAACCTACCACAAAACCATCTATCGGATCTTGCAGAAGCACGTTCTCTGGTGCGCTCCGGTAACTTTGAAGCTGTGAAGCTACTCTACGAAGATGTGCCGGATACACTTTCCCAGCTCATCCGTACAGCTTTCATTCCCAGAGAAGGAACGCAATTTCTGGTAGCAGACTTTTCTGCTATCGAAGCCCGTGTCATCGCATGGTTTGCCGGTGAAAAGTGGCGTCAAGAGGTCTTTGCCAAAGGCGGAGATATCTACTGTGCTTCTGCCAGTCAGATGTTCAAGGTCCCTGTGGAGAAACACGGCATCAATGGGCATCTCAGACAAAAAGGCAAAATTGCCGAACTTGCCCTCGGCTACGGAGGCTCAGTAGGGGCCTTAAAAGCTATGGGAGCGCTGGATATGGGTCTTACTGAAGAGGAGCTTCCTCCACTGGTTGATGCATGGAGGCAGTCCAACCCGAACATCGTCAAATTTTGGTGGGATGTGGATCATGCTGTCATGGAAGCCGTAAAGTTTAAGCACACCACTTCCAGCTATGGTCTGACCTTCTCATGCAGGAGTGGCATGCTCTTTATCACTCTCCCATCGGGAAGAAGGCTCGCATATGTGAAACCGAAGCTTGGAACGAATAAGTTCGGTGGTCAGTGCATCACCTACGAAGGTGTCGGCTGCACAAAGAAGTGGGAGCGTCTCGATTCCTATGGTCCGAAGTTTGTCGAAAATATCGTGCAGGCAACGGCCCGCGATATTCTCTGCTACGCCATGAAGACGCTCCGCTGCTGCTCCATCGTCATGCACATTCACGATGAGGTGGTCATTGAAGCGGATCCTCGCATGTCCTTGGATGCAGTCTGTGACCAAATGGGTCGTACTCCACCTTGGGCCAAGGGACTACTTTTAAGAGCCGATGGCTATGCAACACCTTTTTACAAAAAAGATTAAAAAGATCCGCTCAACTTAGGCGTTCATCTCCAGTGGAAACTAGAGATGGGCGTCCTTTTTTATGTCCATCCGGAAAGGAGGAACCTGACGTGTCAATCAGCAAATACAACAGCGAAGGCTACCATGATCCTACTGCTTTTGGCGCACTTTCTTCTATCGAGAACGAAGCCCGTGCACTGCGCGCTTTCAGACCAATCGTATATATCTGCTCACCCTTTGCCGGAGACATCGAAAAGAACGTAGCTGCTGCCAAAGCCTACAGCCGCTTCGCCGTGGAGCAAGGATATATCCCCATCGCACCACACCTGCTGTTTCCGCAGTTTTTGGATGACACCAACCAGAAGGAACGTGAACTTGGTCTTTTCTTCGGAAATGCCATCATGAGCAAGTGTTCTGAGGTATGGGTCTTTGGAAGCTATATTTCTTCCGGTATGGAAGCAGAAATCAAACGGGCCAAGTGGAAGAATTATCGCCTGCGCTATTTCGCAGAAAATCTTGAGGAGGTTTAACACATGTACGAAGTAAAAGAAAATTCAAGAATATTAAAAGACGGAACCGAAATCACGACCTACAGCAGAGACGTCGTCAGCTGCAACATTTTAGAGGTCGAAGCTGGTACTACCGGCTATTGTGGCGGTGACACTGGTCATGGTGGCCGTACCTATTTCAGCATCAAGGATGCAGCCTGCACGGACATGGATGTTCGGGTGATGCGTGACCGCTTTGGCGATTGTACCGGCTTTGAAGTTTCCCTTGGCGGTGACTGCGAGCTGGAGACTATGATTCGAGCCCTGAAGTTTATCACTAAGGTTCTGGAGGAGGAATCTAAGGAGGTGTATGACTAATGTTCACTATTTATTCTGCGGACGTTACCGGCAATCCCGGTAACTGCTCCTATCCGCATAAGCATGTCATCTTAGATGAGGACAGTCTGAAAGCTGCCATCTGCCATGACTATGTCTGTGCCGAATATAAAAACAGCTACCGTAACGGCGATAACTTCATCGGCAGCGACTGCCTTCCTGTGGATTGCGATAACGACCACTCTGAGAATCCGGATGACTGGATCACTCCCGACGATATCATGCAGGCCTTTCCGGGTGTCAGCTTCGCTATCCACTATAGCCGCTACAACAATCGTGAGAAAAACGGTAAGGCAGCAAGGCCGAAGTTCCATGTCCTGTTTCCAATCGAATATGTATCCGACGCCTCTCTCTACAGCGATATGAAGAAGCTGGTCAATTCCATCTTCCCGTACTTCGATACGCAGGCGCTGGATGCCGCACGATTCTTCTTTGGAACGACAACAGCAGATGTCGCCCTCTATCCGGGGCGCATGAATCTGACGGAGTTCTTGGATGAGGACCTGTTCGATGAGGATTTACCGGACGGTCAATACGATGTCGCTTCTATTCCAGAAGGAAGCCGTAATGCCACCATGTCCCGTTTCGCTGGTCGTGTCATCAAGAAATACGGAGACAGCGACAAGGCATATCAGGCCTTCATGGTAGAATCCGCAAAATGTACTCCTCCGCTGGAGGCATCCGAGCTTGCCACCATCTGGCACAGTGCCCAGCGCTTTTACGCAAGACTCTCTCAGCAGGACGGCTACATTGCACCGGAAGTATATAACGACCCTTCCTGTTATAAACCGGGAGACTTTTCCGATGTCGGACAGGCTGAGGTGTTAGCAAAATACTTCTCTGGTGAGCTTCGCTACTCTCCGGCCACTCACTTTATCCGATACTCCGACCATTACTGGCAGGAATCCGAACCGGGTGCGCAGGCAGTCGCTCACGAGCTTACCAGAAGGCAGCTGAAGGAAGCTAGCAACGATATGCTCGAAGCGCTCGATAAGCTGAAGAACTCCGGCGCACAATCTCTGCTCGACTCCATGTCCAAGAGCAAGGCAGAACAGGTCATGAACAAGGATCAGATGGAAGCCTATCAGGAACTTCTGGCTGCAAAGGCCTATCAGCAGTTTGCTGTAAAGCGCAGGGACTCCAAGAACATTACGTCTACGCTTAAGGAGTCACGTCCGATGCTGGAGATCTCGCCTCGTGACCTTGATGCCGATTGCTTCGCCATGTGTACACCGGAAGCAACCTATGATCTGCGTAAAGGAATGGCTGGTGCCAGAGAACACCTGCCGGAGGATTTCATTACCAAAATCACATCGGTGTCACCGAATTACAAGGGACAGCAGATTTGGCTGGACTGCCTCGACCTCATCTTTCAGGGTAATCAAGAGCTCATCGATTACGTTCAGATGATTTGTGGCCTGGCTGCTATTGGCAAGGTCTATGTGGAGGCACTCATCATTGCCTACGGTGATGGGCGCAATGGTAAGTCCACCTTCTGGAACGCTATCTCTAGAGTCCTTGGTCTTTACTCCGGTAACATTTCTGCAGATACGCTCACTGTCGGATGCCGCAGAAACATCAAGCCGGAAATGGCTGAGGTCAAGGGGAAGAGACTTCTCATCGCTGCCGAGATGCAGGAAGGTGCAAGGCTTAACGATTCCACCGTCAAGCAGCTCTGCTCCACCGATGATGTCTTTGCAGAAAAGAAGTACAAGGACCCGTTCTCCTTCAAGCCTTGCCATACCCTGGTGCTGTATACCAATCATCTGCCTCGCGTCTCTGCATCCGATGATGGCATCTGGAGGCGGCTGATCGTCATCCCGTTCAATGCCAAGATCACCGGCAGCAGCGACATCAAGAATTATAGTGAGTACCTTTACGACAACGCTGGCGGCAGCATTTTAGCATGGGTCATCGAAGGTGCCAGGAAAGTCATCGAGTCTGATTACCAGATTCCTGTGCCGGACTGTGTGCAGAAAGCCATCGATGAATACCGCAGTCAGAACGACTGGTTCGGTCACTTCCTTGCAGACAAATGTGAGGTCGACCCATCCTATAAAGAAAGCTCCTCTTCTCTTTATCAGGCGTACCGCAACTATTCACTCGACTGCAACGAGTATGTGCGCAGTACCGCCGACTTCTACTTTGCTCTGGAAAAGGCTGGCTTTGAGCGAATCACCGTGAGCAGAAAGCGTTACTTTAAGGGGCTCTGCTTACGTGAGGATACTGGTGCAGACGAGGATTTTATGAATTAAGGCCACTAATGACAAGGTGTATCAATGTCTCTATATAAACTTTTCTATAGGCCATAAAAAAATCATATATATAAAAGTTAGGTAAATACCATTGATACACCTTGCACATCTAGAAAAATCAAATCTGATGGAGGATAACAATGTTAGAAAAACAGATAGAAAACAAGTTAACCCGGATGGTAAAGCAGCATGGCGGCATCGCTGTAAAATTCGTGTCTCCGAGCTTTGCGGGAATGCCGGACCGTCTCGTCTTATTACCTGATGGGATCATCGCCTTCGTAGAGCTGAAGGCTCCTGGGAAAAAGCCTCGCCCGCTTCAGTTAGCCCGGCACAAGCTGCTACGTTCACTCGGCTTTCAGGTCTATGTGATTGATGGCGTGGAACAGATTGGAGGGATGCTTCATGAACTTCTCACCCCATAATTATCAGGCCTATGCCATCGACTATATCGAAACACATCCTGTAGCTGCAGTTCTCCTCGATATGGGTCTTGGAAAAACGGTCATCTCTCTGACGGCCATCGCGGACCTGCTGTTCGATAGCTTTGAGGCCCATCGCATTCTGGTGGTCGCCCCACTTCGAGTAGCCAGAGACACATGGCCTGCCGAAATTAGAAAATGGGAGCACCTGCAGCATCTGACCTACGCAGTCTGCGTAGGGACACCAAAAGAGCGAAAATCAGCTTTGATGGCTGGTGCAGATATCACCATCATCAACAGAGAAAACCTGCAGTGGCTCATTGAGTTCAGCGGCTTTCCCTTCGACTATGACATGGTAGTCATCGACGAGCTCTCATCCTTCAAGAACCACACTTCTAAAAGATTCAAGTCTCTCTTGAAGGTAAGGCCTAGCGTCAAGCGTATCATCGGCCTGACCGGAACACCTTCTTCCAACGGTCTCATGGACTTATGGGCCGAGTTCCGACTGCTGGATTTAGGAAAACGCCTCGGACGTTTCATTACCGAGTACCGAAACAACTACTTCGTGCCGGACAAGAGGAATGGAATGGTTATCTATTCCTATAAGCCACAGCCCTATGCCGAGGAACGCATCTATGGCCAGATTTCTGATATCACCATCTCCATGAAATCGACAGACCACCTGAAGATGCCAGAACTCATTTCCTCCGAATACGAGGTTCATTTATCCGAGGATGAAGTGACCCGATACGAGGAATTAAAGCAGGAGCTTGTGTTAGAGCTCCCGGATGGAGAAATCACTGCTGCCAATGCTGCTTCTCTCACTGGAAAGCTATCCCAGCTTGCCAACGGTGCCATTTATTCGGATACCGGCGACACCATCGAGTTCCATGACAGAAAGCTGGATGCTCTGGAGGATATCATCGAATCCGCAAACGGCAAACCGGTCCTTGTGGCTTACTGGTTCAAACACGACCTTTCTCGTATCAAGAAACGCTTTGATGTGAGAGAAATAAAATCCAGTAAGGACATCATCGACTGGAATGCCGGGAAGATACCGGTCGCAGTCATCCATCCTGCTTCTGCCGGTCATGGACTCAACCTGCAGGCTGGTGGTTCCACCCTCATCTGGTTCGGGCTGACATGGTCACTGGAATTATATCAGCAGACCAACGCCCGTCTCTGGAGACAGGGCCAGACCTCCGGAACCGTAGTGATAGAACATATCATCACAAAAGGAACCATCGATGAGCGTATCTTAAAGGCTCTCTCCAAAAAGGAGCTGACCCAGAACGCCCTTATCGATGCGGTAAAAGCAAACCTATGACAATCTTCGACAAACTACGACAATCCGTGCCAATCCGAGGGAATTCCATTATTCGGAGGTACTCTATGAATGCAAAAGAATATTTATCCCAGGCCCGGAACCTGGATCAGCGCATTATCACAAAAACACAGATGATTGACTCCTTAAACGATCTGGCTACCCGCTGCACCGCTACTTATTCGGATATGCCTAAGAGCCCAAACCGTGGTAACTCACGTCTGGAGGAATGTGTCATGAAGATCATCGACCTGGAAGAACAGATTACAGAAGATATGGAAAAGCTGGTGAATTTGAAGAAAGAAATCACTCATGCAATCCAGTCCGTTTCCAATCCTGAATATCAGGATCTTCTAGCAAAGCGCTACATCTGCTGTGAATCCTGGGAAAAGATCGCTGTGGATATGAACTACGAGCTTCGCTACATCCACAAGCTCCACAGCCGGGCTCTGCAGGAAGTAAAAATTCCTGAGTCAAACGAAGCTGGGCACGAAAAGACATAGAATGACACCATCAACTTCTGATAGTATTAGACTAGCAAAAAAGAAAATCACAGAAGCCTTGTAGGATCTACTTCCTGCAGGGCTTTTCTTATACCGCAAGGAGGTGAAACTGATGCCGAGAAAACCGAAGCGTCCCTGTTCTTATCCAGGCTGTCCTAATCTCACGGACGGTCGCTTCTGTGAGGAGCACGCCAAGGAGGAAGCCAGGCGCTACGAACATTATGATAGAGATCCCGCCACTAAACGTCGCTACGGTCGTGCCTGGAAGCGAATCCGTGACAGCTATGCCGCTGCACATCCGCTTTGTGAAGAGTGCCTTGCGAAGGGTGTTTATACACCAACCGAGGAGATTCATCATATGCTTCCACTATCTCAGGGCGGAACCCATGACCGTGAGAACCTGAAAGCCTTGTGCAAGGCCTGCCATGCACGCATTCATGCAGAACGCGGTGACCGCTGGCACAACACATAAAGCAGATGCATTTTCTTTGTGCATCTGCCCCCAGGGGCGGTCTGAATCTCTACGGCGCAGCTGCCGTGGAACGGGCGTGGGGGCTCACGCACAAAAACGCGTTTTCAAACGGGGTAATAGGCCCCGAACAAGGAGGTGAATCATTTTGGCTAAGGACGGAACCAACCGTGGCGGCGCTCGTATCGGTGCCGGAGCCAAGAAAAAGCCCTTAGCTGACAAAATCACTGAGGGTAATCCGGGCAAGCGAAAGCTGACTGTCATCGA